AAATCATCCGGCCCGGCGCTTTTGACGATGTGCTTGGTGATGATGTACGCGCACTGTTTAACCACGATCCTAATTTTATTCTTGGGCGTAGTGCAGCAGGCACGCTGAATCTTTCAGTTGATGAGCGCGGATTACGCTATGACATCCAGGCTCCGGAGACACAGACCATTCGTGATCTGGTGCTGGCCCCGATGCAACGTGGAGATATTAACCAGTCATCTTTCGCTTTCCGTGTCGCCCGTGACGGTGAGGAGTGGTATCAGGATGAGGACGGGGTTGTTATTCGCGAGATAACCCGCTTTTCCCGTCTGCTGGATGTCAGTCCTGTGACATATCCTGCCTATCAGGAGGCTGACTCGGCTGTTCGCTCCATGAAAGCATGGCAGGAGGCGCGTAACAGTGGCGCGCTACAGAAAGCCATTAATCAACGTATGGCGCGTGAACGCGTCCTGACCCTTCTTAACGCGTAAAGGAAACATCATGAAACTGCATGAACTGAAACAGAAACGTAATACTATCGCAACTGACATGCGCGCCCTGAATGAAAAAATTGGTGATAACGCATGGACGGAAGAGCAGCGCACTGAGTGGAACAAAGCAAAATCCGAACTGGAAGCGCTTGATGAACGAATTGCACGCGAAGAAGAACTGCGTCGTCAGGATCAGGCGTACATTGAAAGCAATGAGGAAGAGCAGCGTCAGAATCTTGATCCGGAAAACAATCCACAACAGGATGAGAAACGAGCTCAGGTTTTTGATAAGTGGATGCGTCACGGTGCCAGTGAGCTGACATCAGAAGAACGAAAGGCGTTGCGTGAACTTCGTGCCCAGGGTGTAGCTCAGGATGAAAAGGGCGGATATACCGTACCAGAAACATTCCTGGCGAAAGTTGTTGAGAAAATGAAATCCTACGGTGGCATCGCCAGTGTGGCGCAGATTCTGACCACTTCTGACGGTCGCACTATGGAGTGGGCAACAGCTGATGGTACTTCCGAAGTTGGTGTTCTGCTGGGCGAAAATGAAGAAGCCGGTGAAGAAGACACCGATTTCGGTATGGGAAGCCTTGGGGCGCTCAAAATGACATCGAAAATCATTCGTGTGTCTAATGAGTTGCTGCAGGACAGCGCGATCGATATGGAAGCTTATCTTGCCCGTCGCATTGCTGAACGTATTGGTCGTGGTGAAGCCCGTTATCTGATTCAGGGGACGGGGGCTGGTACGCCTAAACAACCCAAAGGGCTGGCAGCATCAGTGACCGGCACAACACAGACTGCCGCGGCAAATGCGGTGAAGTGGCAGGAAATTCTGGCTCTGAAACACAGCATTGATCCTGCATATCGTCGCGGACCGAAATTCCGCCTGGCATTTAACGATAATACGCTGAAACTGATCAGTGAGATGGAAGACGGTCAGGGACGCCCTTTATGGTTGCCGGATATTGTTGGTGTGGCACCTGCTTCAGTGTTGAATGTACCGTATGTCATTGATCAGGAAATTGATGATATCGGGGCGGGTAAAAAATTCATGTTCTGTGGTGACTTTGATCGCTTCATTATCCGTCGTGTGCGATACATGATTCTTAAACGTCTGGTTGAGCGTTACGCGGAATATGATCAGACCGGTTTTCTGGCCTTCCATCGTTTTGACTGTATCCTGGAAGACACCTCTGCCATTAAAGCGCTGGTGGGGAAAGGTAGCGTTGGTGGTTGATTAGTCTTTTTACGTAATACAGCACGCCGCGTAATGCGGTTTTTTTTGGGCCCGCGTTCTGGCGGGCACAGGAGGTTTTATGCTGTTAAAAATGGAAGAGATTAAGCTTCAGCTCCGTCTGGATGATGATTTCTCTGATGAAGATGAGTTGCTTGAACTGCTTGGTAAGGCCGCTCAGAGTCGTACGGAAAACTTCCTTAACCGTAAGTTGTATGCAACCGCAGATGACAGGCCTGCGGATGATCCTGATGGGCTTGTGATATCTGATGATGTGAAGCTGGCGCTTCTGCTACTTGTCAGCCATTTCTACGAAAACCGCTCAACGGTTACAGACGTTGAGAAAATGGAGTTGCCAATGAGTTTTAACTGGTTGGTTGTTCCTTATCGCCTTATACCACTATGAAAATTCGTCAGGCGCAGACCAGCGCAACCTACATTCTGCCGGACCCCGGCGAACTGAATAAACGCGTCCTGATCCGCCAGCGGGTGGATATGCCCGCGGATAACTTTGGCGTGGAGCCTCAATACCCGGTTGCGTTCCGGGCATGGGCGAAGGTTATCCAGACCAGTGCCACCACCTGGCAGGAAACCGCGCAGACCGGAGACGCCATCACCCATTACATCACCATTCGCTACCGCCGGGGGATCACTGCTGATTATGAGGTGGTCTGTGATGACAGTGTGTACCGGGTGAAACGTCAGCGCGATCTGAACGGGGCGCGGCGCTTTCTGCTGCTGGAGTGTACGGAACTGGGCGAATTTACGCAGAGTCACGGAGGCAGCAATGGCGACTCCCTTTTTTCACGTTGATGTTCAGCAGCCCGCGGAGATGCGCTTTAACCGCGCCCGTGTCCGGCGGGCGTTTGTCACGATTGGGCAGCGTCATATGCGTGATGCCCGTCGGCTGGTGATGCGCCGTGCGCGGTCGGCACCGGGTGAAAACCCCGGTTATCAGACCGGACGCCTGGCTCGTTCGATTGGTTACATGGTGCCGAGAGCCAGTAAAAAGCGAGCCGGTTTTATGACACGCATTGCCCCTAACCAGCGCAACGGGAAGGGGAACCGGATGATCTCTGGTGACTTCTATCCGGCGTTTCTGTTTTTTGGTGTCCGGGGAGGAGCAAAACGTCGTCGTAGTCATCATCGTGGTGCATCCGGTGGCAGCGGCTGGCGGCTGGCTCCACGTAATAACTTTATGCTGGAAACGCTTGAAAAGAACCGCAGCTGGACACGCTATTTTCTGGCGCGGGAATTGCGTAAATCACTGAAGCCGGAGCGACGACACAGATGAAACTGACGCCTGTTATTGCTGCACTGCGTGCCCGCTGCCCGTATTTTGAAAACCGGGTAGCAGGCGCGGCACAGTTCAAAAATCTGCCGGAGGTCGGAAAGCTGAGACTCCCGGCGGCGTATGTGGTACCGGGTGATGACTCTCCGGGAGAAAACAAAAGCCAGACCGACTACTGGCAGGAGCTGAAAGAGGGCTTCTCCGTGGTTGTCATACTGAGTAACGGGCGTGATGAGCGCGGTCAGTTTGCCTCGTATGATGTGGTGGACGATGTCCGGCAGATGCTCTTTAAGGCTCTGCTGGGCTGGAACCCGGAAGCGTGCGGTAACCCGATTACCTATGACGGCGGCACGCTGCTGGATCTGAATCGTCATGAGCTGATTTATCAGTTCGATTTTTCGGTCATCAGCGAGCTGACCGAAGACGATACCCGCCAGCAGGATGACCTGAACAGTCTGGATGAACTGCGAACGCTGGCGATTGATGTTGATTATCTCGATCCCGGTAACGGGCCTGACGGCGATATCGAACATCACACCGAAATAACCCTTCCTTCCTGAGAATCTTCATGTTTGTGAAACCTGTTAAAGGGCGGTCAGTTCCTGACCCTGCCCGCGGCGACCTTTTGCCCGCCGAGGGGCGAAATGTTGATGAGAACAACTACTGGCTGCGCCGTGAAGCAGCGGGTGATATCCGGCGCGTGAATAAAAAGGTGAACACCGATGACGATAAGCTTTAACACCATTCCGTCGAATACGCTGGTTCCGCTGTTTTATGCGGAAATGGATAACTCGGCGGCGAATACTGCACAGGACAGCGGAGCATCACTGCTGATTGGTCATGCCAATAACGGTGCAGAGATTGTTGCCAACAGTCTGCTGCTGATGCCGTCGGCAGACTATGCACGTCAGATTTGTGGTGCGGGAAGTCAGCTGGCGCGTATGGTCGAGGCTTATCGCCAGACCGACCCGTTTGGTGAGCTGTATGTGATTGCCGTTCCTGAATCCACGGGCGCGGCGGCAACGGTTACGCTGACGGTGACCGGGGCGGCAACCGAAACCGGCACGGTAAATGTTTATGTGGGACGTACCCGCGTGCAGGCACCGGTGACCAACGGCGATAACGTCACGACGATTGCCAGCAGTATCCAGGATGCCATCAATGCCGTTCCGGCTCTGCCGTTTACGGCCTCATCTTCGGCAGGCGTGGTCACGCTGACCGCGCGTCATAAGGGGCTTTGCGGGAATGAAATTCCTGTCAGCCTCAATTACTACGGCTTTGGTGGGGGCGAAGTTCTGCCAGCGGGCGTACAGATTGCCGTAGCGGCGGGGACCGCCGGAACGGGCGCTCCTGTTCTCACCGGCGCGGTGGCTGCAATGGCGGATGAGCCGTTTGATTATATCGGTCTGCCGTTCAACGACACTGCCTCCGTTAACACGCTGGTGACCGAGATGAACGATACCAGCGGTCGCTGGAGCTATGCGCGTCAGCTGTATGGTCATGTGTATACGGCAAAGATCGGCACGCTGTCAGAACTGGTGACCGCAGGTGATCAGTTTAACCAGCAGCACATTACCCTGGCGGGGTACGAAAAAGAGACCCAGACGCCTGCCGACGAGCTGGCGGCAAGCCGTACCGCCCGCGCAGCGGTGTTTATTCGCAACGATCCGGCACGTCCCACGCAGACCGGTGAGCTGGTGGGTATGCTGCCTGCGCCGAAGGGGAAACGGTTCACGATGACCGAACAACAGACCCTGCTGTCTCATGGCGTGGCAACGGCGTATGTCGAAAGCGGGGTACTACGCATTCAGCGTGATGTCACCACGTACAGGAAAAACGCTTATGGGGTTGCGGATAACAGCTACCTCGACAGTGAGACGCTGCATACCAGCGCGTATGTACTGCGCAAACTGAAATCCGTCATTACCAGTAAGTACGGGCGTCACAAGCTTGCCAGTGACGGTACCCGCTTTGGTCCCGGTCAGGCGATTGTCACCCCGGCGGTGATCAAAGGGGAACTGCTGGCAACCTACCGTCAGCTTGAGCGTGCGGGGATCGTGGAAAACTACGAACTGTTTAAGCAGTACCTGGTTGTGGAGCGTGATGCCAGCGATCCGAACCGCCTGAACACGCTGTTCCCGCCTGACTATGTTAACCAGTTGCGTGTCTTTGCCGTGGTTAACCAGTTCCGTCTTCAGTATTCAGAGGAGTCTGCATAATGGCCCGTATCGGGGGAACCTGTTATTTCAAAATTGACGGTCAGCAGCTATCGCTGACCGGCGGCATTGAGGTGCCCATGAACAGGACGGTTAATGATGACATCATCGGCCTGGACGGTTCAGTGGACCGCAAGGAAACTCACCGTGCACCTTATGTCAAAGGGACCTTCAAGGTGCCGAAGAATTTTCCGGTGAGCAAAATCACCTCGTCTGATGAGATGACCATCACTGCCGAGCTGGCGAACGGTCAGGTCTATGTATTGTCGTCTGCCTGGCTGCACGGTGAAGCGAACCATAATGCCGAAGAAGGCACGGTTGATCTTGAGTTCCACGGTGAAGAAGGGGATTACCAGTGATTGAGCTTGTACTTAAAAAACCGATCATCGCCCACAAAGAAACACTGCATGTGCTGGAAATACGTGAGCCTACGTATGACGAGATTGAGGCGCTGGGGTTCCCTTTCTCTGTTTCGCCTGATGGTGGTATGAAAATGGACAGTCAGGTAGCGCTGAAATATATCCCGCTTCTGGCCGGGATCCCGCGCTCGTCTGCAGCGCAGATGACGAAGCTGGATATTTTCAAGGCAGGCATGATTGTAATGCGTTTTTTTACCGGCTTGGAGACGGAAGAGACCTCCGGAAGCGATTCTACAATGTCGCGTGGTTCTGGAAATTAAACCCCCTTGAACTTCGCCGGACGGCTATTTCCCACTTTGCTGATCTGGAGGCAGAGGCCGTCCGTATAAATGAGGAGATGAAGCATGGCTGATAATTTTCAGCTGAAAGCCATCATCACCGCCGTTGACAGGCTATCCGGCCCGCTTAAAGGTATGCAGCGTCAGCTTAAGGGGTTTCAGAAAGAAGTCTCCAGCCTTGCTCTGGGCGCTGCCGGGGCGGGTACTGCAATAATGGGGGCACTGGCACTCCCTGTAAAATCAGCCATCACCCTTGAATCGAAGATGGCTGATGTCCGCAAAGTGGTGGACGGTCTGGATACGCCGGATGCGTTTAAGGCCATGACGGAGCAGGTACGCGCTTTGTCTACTGAGCTTCCCATGTCTGCAGACGGGATCGCGGAAATTGTGGCGGCTGGCGGTCAGGCCGGGATTGCACGTGATGAACTGATGCAGTTTGCCACTGATGCGGTGAAGATGGGCGTGGCCTTTGATACCACGGCTGAAGAGTCCGGGCAGATGATGGCCCAGTGGCG